CATGTAAGAATCTGCCTGATCTTCCCACCAGGCTTGTTCATGTTCCTTGGCTTCTGTTAAGGCGTGCAGAAATTCGGGGTGATTGTCCCGCCAATCGTACATAACCCTAAGTGAAAACCCTAACCTAGAAGCGATTTGTTCCACGCTCTTACCGATTTTGCCCAAGGCTATGACTTCCTCACAATACTTAGGATCGTAGAGGGATGGTCTACCAACAGGGCGCTTTTCTTCGGTCATTTTTATACGTCTGTGACCACTTCAGGGTCAGTAGACTTTTCTAATTCAGCCAACCAATAATTACAGTCTTGTAATGCACCATTGATCATGTGCAGCTGGACTTCCAGTTGTTTACCCTGAGTCATCAGAGTTTCGATTTGCTTGGTGATTGCTTCTTTGTTCATGATTCCTCCATTACAAAACAAACATCTTGCCAACTCATTTTAAGTAGGCGCTCATCATTGTGCTTGATTTCCTCAAACTTGAGGTATTCATCTTTGTATTGTTTGGCAAATGTACCAAATGTGATGCGATCACCAACATTTAAGCCTTCAGCTTGTGCCTCTGGCCCTACCGCAACCACTACGCCACGGCTATCTGCTTCTGCCGATTGGATAATCAATGTCTCGCTTAACGTACGCTTTTCGGGGCGCACTAAGATTTTGTCTTTAAGGGGCTGCAAGTTCATATTGCCACCTTTGCGGGTCTACCACGTTTTTTAGGCAAAAAAGCACCCGCCTCTAGGACGGGTGAAATCTCAACGGCAACTACTTCAAATTCTCCGCACCACTCTGTGTAGTGACGGTTTTGATATGTGGGGTAGCGTCTGCACTGCCCCATTTGACCTATGTCGTTAAAGTAACAACAAGCCTTACAATTCTCTTTAAGCATGACAACCTTCCTTTGTTGTGCCTAGAAGCCCATTGAGTCCTGCATGACTCTTTGGGTTTCGCTATTTAACGATACTCAGATTTCTCTTTTGTGTAGCAAATGCCTTCGGTGCGACCTGTGTTAAACAGTTTGTCGCCCATCGTTTTGTCTTCTTTACCCATCGCCACACCGCCACGCAGTTTTTCCATGCGCTCGCCTGACTTGTCAGTAGAAACTGCACCTTTAGGGGGTGTTGCACCAGTTGTGCTTTTAGCCATTGTTGTGTCCATTTTACCCATGATTTTTCCTTGCAAAGAATTTATGGTTTGACTTTATGCTCGATGTGGCACAATGTCAATCACCATTTTAACAGGATTTTTATCATGGCTACAAAATTTGTGATTACTAGATCAAACAAGCCCTCTAAAGAGGGTATGCACTACGAAAAAGCCTCTGAGCATCGTACAGAACTTGCCCGTATTGCAGCAGTGGAAAAAGAACTAAAACACCATGAAGCACAAGGTATAGACAAGGCTCATGGCGGCTCACAAAAGACTGCCCCTTTGCCTAATATGCGCTCATATTAAGGGTTTTGGCACTTCGTGAGGCCATCTGTCTCCAAGTGCCTCAACCGTAGCTGTGTGGGCTTTTAACCACATATCCTTGCGTTCATCTTTGGTTAGGTGAGCGCCTTGGTCTATTTCGTAATGGCATTTAAGGCACAAAGCAGCCACCAAGTTGTCGTCTGCTTTAATGCCTTTACCTTTACCCCCGCCCCAATTGCTATGAGCCGCCTGAACGCCATTGTCCATGCCACAGCTTTGACAAGAGAGAGCTGCCACTAGTTTCAACAGCTTTTGACTCCTCACATATTGGTGTTTCAGAAATTGCATATTCTTGGGTTAAAAATTTATGTCCATTGATGCAGATTCGTCTGCGAGTGACAAATTCAGGCGTTGATCGGGTATCTAAAACTTTAAGGTTTTCAGAACTACAGCGGGGACACATCATATTTTTTAAAGATATAAGACCAAACAAAACCACCAACAACCTTGGCAGCAAACTGAAGAATCACAATTTCAGGCATTAAAGCGCCAAATGCTATTGTGGGAAATAAAACAGAATCAACCGCAGCGCCAGCAGTGTTTGAAACATTTGCACGTTTAATCCATGATCCTGTGGTTTTGATGAATACCGCCCAATCTACCAAAGCCGCTAATAAGAATGACACCGCAGAAGCTACCGCAATCATTCCCGCTGCTGGGTTTAGCAAGTAAGTCAAAACACCCGTTCCTACAATCAAACCACCCATTTGCCATGTTTTAAGCCGAACATGAAGCCAATCCCTTAATGTCAAATCTAATCCAATAAAGAAAAAAGCAAGAATTGGGCTGATTGATGGGCCAAATGTGGCCACTAACAAATTTGCCGCAATCATTGATGCAGCATAAGCAAACAACGCCAATATCATAATTTTCTTTCTGTCTGAATTGTCACGCCATGATGATTGGCAATCAATGTCTGCTCTCCACCAAACTTTTCTAATAAGTTGTCAGCAATTGTTTCGTGAAATCCTGATACAAATTCATTGACTATTTTCAATATATCCTCAACAAATATTTTTTCAGTATGTTTAATTTCTAATTGATACGTTATTGGTTTATTGTTTACAGGGCATAAAGCAACAAATTTGGTACTGTATTTATTCATAAAAGTGTTTCCTGTTCCATTGGTTGATAAAAATTCCATTTAGATGGGGCATTAAACGCCTCAATTCTTGACCGCATAACTTGCGCCCTAGCTTCTTTGGTTGGGGGAGGGTAATTACCATTTCTCCATTTATTGTCAATTCCAACGCCTCGGCCTATGTTGGTGCTATCTGCTGATGAAAAAGGTAATTTTGTAAAGATTGCAGGGTCAAGCATTCTTAATCCATGTAATTTACAAGCGGGTCTGCCCATATCATCACAAATAACACGCATGGCCTGGCTCATTTTGACCCACCAATGTGCCGTTCCAACGCTTGCAAACTCGCCTGAACTACCAATGCAAACCCGTACATATGTGTTGGTTAGTTGTTCAAGGCGTTCAAGGGATTCGTGCATATGCCAAACTGGTGCGCCAAACCATAAGGGAAGTGGACAATCTTTTAGCAACGCATCGTTGTCAGCTTCATTACCGTCAATCACATCAGGAATGACCGCAAAGTCGCACGATGGGACTTTTTTTAAGTTCAGCGCCCAATCATAAAAGGGTTGCCAATCTTTAATTGGGTTGCCAGATCGCCAGGCTGAAAACGCACCATTGTCTATTGCAAACGATTGGCAGACTTCTATGGCTATCGATAGTTGATCAGAATGTGCAAACGACACAAACGCATGACCATTTTCTATTGCCTTAACTGCTACCGTTGCGGGAGTGATTGGTAAACCGTGATAGTGGATCATTGTTATTCCGTTGTTTTTACGCCTAAACGCTCACTAGCTTGCTCTGAGCGCCATATATCTGACTTTATTTGGGCGGCTGTAAGTTTCCATTTCAGCGTTTCCTCTTGCTCTATTGCCGCAGCCAGTCCTTGTAAAAGTTCTTGGTATTCAGGGTGTGCATAGGCTTCACGCTCTTGTGCCACGGCAGAATCAAAACCTTTGGTCATTGCGTCTTTCATAAGCAAAGCCTTTTTGGTCTTGCGAAACTCCTCAAGGTATATGCGTTGTGATTTAGCAACAGCAAATTTTGGGGCTTGTTCAAGGATAAATTCAATAGCTTTGTAAGGCGCTTTCATTTGACCACTCCAATCATGCGTAAAGCGGCTTCAGGGCAATCTATTCTCGCCAAGGTACTACCAGACCAGTTTTCAAAGAAATCGGCTTGTAGAGCCGTTAAACGCTTTTTAGAGTCTGTTTTGATCTCCACTAAAAAACTGTGACCCTTGTAGCCAACTAGAAGGTCAACGGGAAGCCCAATAATCCATACATAAGCACCAGCGGCTCTTAATGCTGAAACTATTTGGTTTTGGTTTGCGTCAACCCTTGCTGCTCGTCTCATTTTGAATCCTGTTCATGCGTTGTCTCAAATCCAAAGTAGCGGACTCGCCTCTGATTCGCTGCAAGTCCAGCAACACTCCCTGCCACCAAAGCAACGCTTTCTTTGAGCCAATCGTCGATTTCTTGGCCTTGTACCGCCTCGTCCACTCGCGGGCTTCGCAGTCCTTGAAGTGTTCTAATTCTTTCGGAGTCATTTGTTGGCCAATTAAAAGTCATTCAAGATTCTCCATGCGGTAGCAGCGCAGAGGGGGACTTGTCC